TCAGGCGATACCCTGTCTCAGATTGCCAAGTCAAAAGGTCTTACTCTCAAGTCTTTGATGGCTGCTAATCCCGGAATCAAAAACGCCAATGAAATTCGCGTTGGACAAAGCATTAAGATGCCAACTGGTGGCGCAAAAACAAGGTCACAAATAGCATTTCAAAATGTCGATAAAAATCTAAACAGACGCGATAACGTTTATGCTGGAATGACAAAATCTTCTATGAAGGCACTAGCTGATGATACTGCGGCTAAAAGATCAAAGAAAGCTGGAACGCCAGTTTCTAAAAAACAGTCTGAAACAGCAAATAAAAGAGCTAGGGTAGGAACTCGCCTCAATCAGCTTGGCGCAATCAATAAGGAGCGTAGAGCAGCAGATGCCAGTAAAAAGCCGGTAAAAGCAAATAAAATACCGACTGGAAAAACATTAGCAAACACACCTAAGTCAGGTGCTGCTAAGGTTGCTGAAACTCGTATGGCTAGGTTGGCTAACAAAAACAAATTAGCCCGTAGAGCAGGTGGCGGTGCCATGAAGAAAAAAGGCTATGCTATGGGTGGAATGATGAAGAAAAAGGGTATGGCTAAAGGTGGTGTAATGCGCGGTACTGGTGCAGCCACAAAGGGTAAGCGCTTTGGACGCGCAGGCTAGTAAATGCCTAACGCGGTAGGAAAACACGCATATGGTGTATGTGATAAAACAGGGTTCAGATATAAGTTATCTGACCTTGTTTTTGAAATAAGAAACGGAACCAGAACAGGTATGCGTGTTGGAAAAGATGTGGTTGACCATGACCACCCGCAAAACTTCATTGGCAGGGTAAGAACCTCTGATGGTCAGTCACTGCCTAATGCAAGGCCAAATAGACTAGAGCCTGATGTAATTAATCTTTTGCAAGATAACCCGTTTACGACTGGCGCTTCTGGCGGAGTAACAACAACCATAACGGTGACAGAAGTTAATCACGAAAGAGACACGGGAGACACTGTAAGGTTTAGAACTGTCGAGCCGTTTGATGGCATAACTCAGGCGGTGATGGAACTGTCTACTGGGTATTCTATAACAAAAGTATCAGATGATACTTATACCGTTTCTGTTTCTGGCGGTGCAACAACGGGATCTGTTTCTGGCGGCGGCTTTTTTGCAAGCGCTGGGCCAGTAACAGCTTTAGGGTAGTAAAATGTCTTTTACATTTGGTGAGCTAAAAACCGCTATTCAATCTTACACTGACAACAGCGAGGCAACTTTTGTTGCTAATATCTCAAACTTTATAAAAGCAGCAGAACAAAGAATATTCTCTAATGTTGATTTAGAAAACTTTAGAAAGAACGCTACTGGTGTAATGGCTACGGGTAACCAGTATCTAAAAACCCCTACAGATTTTCTTGCCCCATTTTCCTTATTCATTACAACCTCTGGGAGTGAAGGCTTCCTTTTGGAAAAGGATGTCAACTTTATGAGGGAGGCATTTCCTGATGTAACATCAACGGGAAAGCCGCTGTATTATGGTTTCTTTGATTCATCTGTCACATCTGCAAGTGGTCTTGTAAATGCTAGTTTTATATTAGGGCCAACCCCTAATGCGGATTATACAGTTGAATTACATTATTATTACAGGCCAGCCAGCCTTACAACTTTGGCAGACACAGAGTACACATGGCTTAGTCAAAACTCTCCAAACTCTCTTTTGTACGGCTCTTTGATAGAGGCTTACATATTTATGAAGGGTGAACCTGATATAATTTCACTGTATGAATCTCGATTTGCAGAAAGTTTATCTAGGTTAAAAGACTTAGCAGAGGCCAGAGAAAACTCGGATGCTTACAGAGAGGGGCTTCCAGAAAGACCGAGGACATAGGGAGACAATGAAAATAGCTATAGTAGGGCTTGGTAGCAGTTACGCTGATTACGTTTCTGCGAGAATAGCCTCACAACATTTTGATGAAGTTTGGGGAATAAACTGCATAGGGGCGATCATACACGTTGATAAAACTTTTATGATGGATCCTGTGTCTAGGTTTTTAGATACAGAAAACGCGGGTACACAAACGGGTGTTGCCCGTGAATTTTTATCAAAAAACACAAAACCAGTGATTACCTGTCAACTGGACGATAGAATAAGTTACCTAGAACTTTTCCCATTGAAGGAGGTGGCTACAGACTTGGGCTTTTGTTATTTTAATAACACTGTGGCTTACGCTGTGGCATACGCAATATGGAGCAAGGTTGAGACTTTATGTCTTTACGGCATAGACTACACTTACAAAAATGTCAGCATGGCAGAGTCTGGTAGGGCATGTGTAGAGTTTTGGTTGGCTATAGCTGTTTCTAAGGGGATAAAGATAGAGGTGGCTCACAACTCGACACTTCTGGACACAAATGTTCCTGATAATGAAAAGTTGTATGGCTATCACAGGCTAGATGATCCACTTGTCCAGACGGTAAGAGATGGTGCGCTGCTAATAACAAGGCAGTCAGAATTTGCTCCGCCAGAGCCGCAAGATGATAAACCAGTTATATTTGGGAGGCATGATAATGTTTAGTCCGGGAGAAATGGCATTAGGGCCAGTAAATGTTATGACTTCAGATGAGGGTGGCCTTTCAAACGATCAGATTGCGGAGATGGCTACAAATAAGATTGTGTATGTTTCCGAAGACTCTCCAGAAGAAATAAGGCTTCAAGCAGAGGCATTTAGAGATAAAGTTAGAAATCTTCTCCAATTCTATGTGGAGTTGGCGAGGAGAGAGGAACGTGCTACAATATGCGCTAAGGTTCGTGAAGCGGGTCAATTAGAATTAGCAGATGCTATAAGGAGAATATAATGGCAATCGCACAAGCAATGTGTACATCTTTCAAGAAAGAGCTAATGTTGGGTACACACAACTTTGCCACAAATGGCAATGCTTTCAAGCTGGCTCTTTTTGCAGAGGGCAGTGGGGGTAAGTCAAGCTCCACAGCTACTTTAGGTGCTACAACGACAGTGTTGGTAACGACTGGTGAGGTTGCGTCAAGCGGAACTTATGCTACTGGTGGGGGTACATTAACCAAGGTTGCCCCGAATACATCAGGCACAACAGCCTTTACAGATTTTGCTGATATAAGTTTTACTACAGCAACAATTACAGCAATGGGCGCTTTAATATACAATAGCACAAATAGTAACAAGGCTGTGGCTGTGCTGGATTTTGGATCAAACAAAACGTCAACATCAGGCACTTTTACTGTTCAGTTTCCTACAGCAGACGCGAGCAATGCGATTATTCGCATAGCTTAGTGGAGTAAACATTGGCTAATATTACCGGATGGGGTAGAGGCACTTGGGGCCAAGGGACTTGGAGCAGCCCTATCGCTGTGGAAGTTACTGGTTTTTCTGCCACTGCATCATTGGGTACAGCAGTATCTGACACAGGTATTGTATTCGGTGCTACTGGTGTTTCCGCCTCCGCGTTAATAAGCCAGCATGTTGCGACTACAGTAACTTTGGCTGTAACTGTAGTTAATCCCGGATCTGGTAATAAATATTATATAGACGGCGTACAGCAGGCAACACTAACACTATACGAAGGAAACACATATAGATTTGATCAGTCTGACAGCAGTAATAGTGGTCACCCATTAAGATTAAGTGAAACATCTAACGGGACTCATGCTGGTGGATCTGCTTATACTACAGGCGTAACAACAAACGGCACTCCGGGAAGCTCTGGCGCTTATACAGAGATCACGGTAGCGTCAGGCGCTCCGACACTGTATTATTATTGTAGTAATCACAGTGCTATGGGAGGCACTGCGAATACACCAGCCATTTTAGGCTTCCACATTGTGCCTACTGGTGTGTCTGGCACAACGGCTATTGGCACAGCCACCTCTGCTGCTGCTGGGGCGACAGTTCCCGTCACTGGTGTTACGGCAACAAACTCTATTGGTAGCAGCGTTTTTGTTTCTCCCGTGTCATTAGGGGTTTCTGTCACAGGTGTGGCGGCTACTGGCAGAGTCGGAGAAGAAATTTTCTGGGAGGTTATAACGCCTTCACAAACACCAAACTGGTTAGATATAGCGGCATAAGGACAGTAAAATGGCAAGCACCTATGTAAATGATTTAAGACTTAATGAGCTGGGTACTGGCGATGGCTCTGGTACTTGGGGGACTACAACCAACACAAACTTTGAGCTTATTGCAGAGGGTTTTGGTTTTGGCACAGAAGCCATAACTACAAACGCAGATACTCATTCCAGCGTAGTGGCAGACGGTTCGAGTGATCCTGTTCGTAATATGTACATAAAGTACACGGGTGCTTTAGACTCCGATTGTACAATTACAATTACGCCTAATACCATAAGTCGAGTTCATTTTATTGAAAACGCTACAACGGATAGCGGTAGTTCTGGCCCGTACAATATTATTATAAGCCAAGGATCTGGGGCAAATATAACTATACCTAATGGTGACACTAAAATTGTTTACCTTGATGGCGCAGGGTCTGGGGCGGCTGTTGTTGATGCTTTGGCTTCATTAAGTGTAGTTAATTTAAAGGCAACTGGCGATATTACAGTAACTGATGATCTTACAGTTGGTGACGATTTATTACTAAATTCTGATAGCTCTTTAATTAGTTTGGGAGTGGGTGCCGATGCAACAATAACTCACGATGGCACAACCGGAGTGACTATTGCAGCAACTCCTATATCTATAGATTCAACTGGAGAGCTACACTTAAACTCTACGACTGGAGACATTAAACTTCAAGATGGTGGCGTGGATCAAATTGCCTTTGATTTAGACGGAACTGCTGGCGAAGTTATAATGAAACCAGCCGTTAACTCTGATGATTTGGTTATATCTCAATTTGATGGCACCGAGGTTGTTCGTATTGAGGATGACGCAAGTTTAGGTCTTGTTGGAAACAAGTTAAACATTGCCAACTCTTCCAGTGATGTAGTTATAAAGCCTCTAACAGATGCTAAAGATATAATCTTCCAACAGTTTGATGGCACTGCTGTTATGACGGTTGAAGATAATATTTCTTTGGCGATTAACAACGATATTACAGTAGCAGGAAGAGCCAGCGGTCATGTCACCACCGACAACGATGGTAGTTTTGATTTAGCAGTAGGCAATGATTTTAAATGCACTACGGCTGGCGGTCTAACGCTGACCTTTACAAACGCAGCAGCAGGACAGTCGGGTAACATTATGTTCATTAATGGTGGAAATCACGCCATTGCAGCCCATGCTGATGTAGCAATAAATGCGGCATCACTAACTGCCATTTCAGCAACTGGCACATATCATTTAGCTTACTATTGCAGCGCAGCTAGTGGTAGTAATACCATATTAGTGTCAGCATCAGGAGCCTTGACCTAATGAGTATAATTAAGGGAACAGGCGCAGGGGATCAGCCTAGCACTGGGATTTATAGTAACACTATTGACCAGTCTTTGCGTTTTAATAATGACGATACCCCTAGACTATCAAGAACTTGGGGTGCGGCAGCAACAGACGATACCACTTGGACTGTTTCAATGTGGGTTAAAAGGGCTAGTCAAGACGGGGGTAATTGGCACACTTTGTTTGCAGAAGAAAGTGAGGCGTGGACTGTTTGTGCATTTTACAATGACACTCTTTACATTCAGATAAACGCTGGTGGTGGATCCCACTATATTCAAACAAACAGATTGTTCAGGGATTTTTCAGCTTGGTATCACATAGTTGTTGCATTTGACGAAGATAATGGCACAGCAGCGCATCGTCTCAGATTGTATATTAACGGCACTGAAGAAACATCATTTGCCGCAGACCAACGCAGTAGCATCAGCAGTAGTAGTAATTCAAATTGGAATACGAATGGTAAATCATGTGCGATTGGTGCAAGAAGTGCCAGTAACAATAGTTTAAACTTTGATGGCTACATGGCTGAGTTTCACAACATTGATGGTCAGCAGTTAACACCAAGTTCATTTGGCGAAACTAAAGACGGAGTGTGGATTCCAAAAGCCTACTCAGGTTCACATGGGGATAATGGTTTTTATCTTCCCTTCGACGACAGCAGCGCAATTGGTGACGATGAAAGCGCAAACACAAATGATTGGACTGTTGCTAACCTAGCCGCAACAGATGTCGTGCTAGACAGCCCGACTAATAATTTTGCTATTTTTAATCCGTTAGATGTATCAGGCTCAGTCACCTCCTTCTTTGAAGGCAACTTAAAAGTGGAAAGGTCTGGCAATTTTGCACAGGCATACAGTAGCTTTTATTTTGACAGTGGCAAATGGTATGCAGAGTATCTCATAGACACTGGAAACGCTGATCCCGGAGTTATTGCAGGAACCACAAATGCTGGTGCTAACAGGTATTTAGGGCAAGACACTTTCACTTATGGAATGTATCGGGATGGACGCAAAATAAATAGTGGCTCTTACACTAGCTATGGCAGTTCTTATTCAGTAGCCGCAGACGGTTCTGGTGATGTTGTTGGCATTTACATAGATGCAGACAATGGCAATATATATTTTAGTATAAATGGAACTGTGCAAAATTCAGGGACAGCGGCATTTACTGGCGTGACTGGGCCGTTTAGATTCGCAGCAGATACTGAAAACGGTGGTTTTGTTGCTGTCAACTTTGGTCAGGATGATACATTTGCTGGCCTGAAAACATCAGGTAGTGCAGCGGCAAGTGATGACAACGGTGTTGGTAAGTTTTATGACACTATAGGTTTGTCTGGTTATCTTGCGCCTTGTACATCCAACCTCCCAGACATAACAATCGGCCCCGGACAAAGCAGTCAAGCTGACGATAATTTCAACACAGTGTTATATACTGGTGATGGCAATGACCCACATGCAATTACTGGTGTTGGTTTTCAGCCTGATTGGGTCTGGATTAAAGGTAGAAACACAACTTACCAACACTCACTTTATGATAGCGTAAGAGGCACTAACCCGAATGGTGGTAGACTTGCGATTGACCAAACCACTGCTGAAAATATAGCGGCAACAAATCTTAAAAGTTTTGATAGTGATGGGTTCACGTTAAGTACAAAGATAAATAGTAATCAAAGCAGCAAAACCTACGTTGCTTGGAACTGGAAAGCTGGCGGCAGTGCCTCAACAAATACAGACGGAAGTGGTATTGATTCTAGCGTATCGGCTAATACCGACGCTGGATTTAGCGTACTAACGTACACTGGGACGGGCAATACCTCTCATACTATTGGGCATGGATTGGGTAAAACACCTGCTTTCGTTATGAGCAAAAGTCGTGACACAGGTAGTGGAGCATTTTCTTATTGGTTTGTTAAGTGGAAAGGTTTGACCAGCAATAATAACTTGGTTTATTTTTCAGACGCACAAGCTAATATAGCAACAAACTATGCAGGTGGCGGCTGGTCAGATTTTGATAGCAGTAACACTACAACTTTAGTGCCTAGAATTGGTTCTACTGGTTCATCTGTTGATAGTGTTAATAAGTCTGGTGAAGATTATGTGGCATGGGTATTTGCAGAAATTGAAGGATATAGTTCTATAGGTTCCTTCACTGGAAATGGAGCCGATGACGGGCCATTTGTCTACACAGGATTCAGACCAGCTTTTGTTATGTCCAAGAGAGTAGACTCAGCGGCTGACTGGCATATTATGGATGACAAAAGAAACCTTTTCAACGTAATGGATGGTCTTTTGTTTCCAAGTGGTACATATGCAGAAGCCTCTGACGCTGCATACAATCGTGATTTCTTGAGCAATGGATTCAAAATTAGAGGGTCAGAAGCATATGTGAACGCTAGTGGTGGAACATTTGTTTATATGGCCTTTGCTCATAGCCCATTTAAATTTGCTAATGCCTTTTAGGAGAATGTAAAATGCCGTGGAAATATAATGGGGCAACCCTTAAAGTAGGACGAGAGTTTATTGGTACAGATGGTACGCAGTATCCTAAAGTCTGGATGCGTTATAGCGATAGCGAGAAGTCTGCTATTGGTATTACATGGGAAGACCCCCCAGCAAGTGAAGCTGCATTTGACGATAGATTTTATAGTGGCAGACAGGCTGATGGCACACTCATACCTAAAAGCCTAACGGATACATTGTGGGTAGATGCGGATGGCGATGCTGTTACAGACCCAACGACAGGCGCACAAGGTGTAACACGAGGTCTTAAATATGTGTGGGTAGCACAAACAAAACGAACAGCAGCAGATAAACTTTCCGTGCATGACTGGTACGTTACTCGCAATGTTGAAAAGTCTACAGCCATACCTAGTTCAGTAACTACGTACAGGGATTCCATCCGTACCAAATGTGCAGAGATAGAGACAGCGTTGAATGGCGCATCTGATTTAGCTGCATTTATGGCTTTGTTTGAGGATGAGCGTAATTCAGATGGCACAGTAAAAACCATTGCTAAGATTAACGACTGGCCTAATGAAATATAAGGGGAGTATCTGTGGCTTTAAGCAAACTGCAATTTACCCCCGGCATAAACAGGGATATCACATCTTACTCTAATGAGGGGGGATGGGTAGACTGTGACTTAATTAGATTTAGGCAGGGCTATCCAGAGGTGATAGGCGGCTGGGAGAAGTATTCTCAAAACACATATATAGGCACAGCCAGAGGCTTATTTAACTGGGTTGCTTTAGATGGATCTGACTTATTGGGTGTGGGGACAGAATCCAAATATTATATAGAGCAGGGTCAGGCTTTTTACGATATTACACCGATTAGAAAAACAACAACAAACGGTGTAACATTTTCTGCAACAGATGGCTCATCAACAATTACAGCAACTGATAGCGGACACAGCGCATCGGTAGGTGACTTTGTTACCTTTTCTGACGCTGTTAGTTTGGGCGGACTGGTAACAGCGGCGGTTCTAAATCAAGAGTATGAAATAGCATCTGTGCCATCATCAAGCACCTATACCTTTGTAGCGAAAGACACAGGCGGCACCACTGTAATAGCCAATGCAAGCGATAGCGGCAATGGTGGCGCTGGTGTTGACGGCGTTTATCAGATAAACGCTGGACTAAACACAGGTGTTGGCGGAAACGGATGGGGAGCTGGAACTTGGGGTAGAGGCACTTGGGGGTCAGGCACAACAATCAGCGTGGTAACATCTCTTCGTGTTTGGAGTCAGGACAACTTTGGAGAGGATCTGCTTATAAATCCTAGAGACAGCTCTATATATCATTGGGATAAGAGTAATGGAGTTACAACAAGGGCTGTGGAAATATCATCAATAGCAGGAGCTAAAGAGTGTCCAATTATAGCTAAACAGATCATGGTGTCTGATGTAGATAGGCATGTCATAGCTTTTGGCGCTAATCCCTTGGGTGGAACGGATCAAGATCCACTTCTTATAAGATTTTCCGATCAAGAGTCATTTTTAGATTGGAATCCCACATCAACAAACACTGCCGGAGATCTTCGCATAGGTTCTGGATCTAAGTTTGTAAAAGCCATAGAGACCAAAAGAGAGATTATCATTATAACTGATAGCTCTGTGCATTCTATGCAGTTTATTGGAGCGCCGTTTACATTTGGCATACAGCCAATAGCTTCTAACACCACCATAATGGGGCCAAACGCAGCGATAGCTGTAGAAGACTCTGTATATTGGATGGGCAGGCAAAACTTCTATGTTTATGATGGTAAGACAAAACAACTACCATGCTCTGTCAGAGAAAGAGTTTTCTTTGATTTTGATTTTGATCAGGCTGATAAAGTGTACGCTGCCGTAAACTCGCAGTTTAGTGAGGTCGTATGGTTTTATTGTTCTGATGGGAACTCCACTGCCAATGGTGGCACAGGTGAAAACAATAGATACGTCATATTTAATTATGCTGAAGACACTTGGTACTATGGAAACCTTGGCAGGTCAGCCTTTTTGGATAAGGGTATAAGAGATTTCCCAATAGGCGCTGAAGGCAACTATTTATTTAACCACGAGAGCGGATACAGTGACGATGGCTCTGTAATGGTATCGTCAATTGAGTCAAGCCCTATGGATATGGGAGCGGGTGACAAGTTTTCTTTTATAACTAGAGTAATACCTGACCTCACTTTTAACGGATCAACAAACGCTGACCCAAAGGTAAATGTTACTTTGCAGGCAAACAACTTTCCCGGCGGTAACTTCTTGCAATCAGAGATTAGTCAGATAGACAGAACCGCCACATCTACCACAGTTCCTTTTGAGCAATACACTAATAAGGCAGATGTAAGGCTTAGAGGCAGAGCTTACTCTATTAAGATAGATTGTAACACAACCGGGGTTAGATGGAGGCTCGGAAGTCCTAGGGTGGATGTTCGTCCTGATGGGAGAAGATAATGGCTACAAACGTAACGCCATTTCCAAGGCTTCCAACAGCTCCACAAAACATAGACGAAAAGTACATTAGCGATCTAGTGCGAGCTTTAGAAATATTTTTAAGGCAGGCACAAAACCCTCAATTAAACCTTCAGGAAATACCAACGGACGGAAATAATAATCTTCTGTCTCAAGGAGACATATATATAGCTGACGGCGGCTTTCTAAAGATTGTCGGCAAAACCGAAATACACTCAGGTACAGTATCAGCAACCACTTCACTAGGCACTGTTACTGTTTCTGTATCATAAAAGTTATAGGTAACTTTATGGCTCAGAAAAAATTACAAACAGATTCTGCGTATGCTGAGTACGATGAAGACGGGGATGGTATCGTAACAGACGAGGAGCTTTCTCACGTTAAGGAGATAAAAAAGACAGAGACTGAGTTAAGAAAAAATTTAGCTCAGTTAAGAATGGCTAGATACACTTTAATATTTATGGGTTGTTACGCACTATTTTTAGCATCTCCTTGGTGTTCAGCAGAAAAATTAGAGGGGCTTGGAGCGGTCACTGATCTTATATTCCTCAGTGGTGCAGGTATAGTCGGCGCATATATGGGAACAACAGCGTGGATGAATAAAAAATGATTGCTTGGTTGATTAGATTTTTAAGTTGTAGAAGTGGTGATATGTCAGAACACAGGCGGCACACCACGAAGTATGAAGATTTATGTATGTAAGGGGATCATAATGATACAGGCTCTTATAGGCCCAATAGGGTCTCTTGTTGGTACTTGGCTTGAAGGCAAGGTTGAAACAAAAAAAGCAGAAACTGCATCTAGGGTGGCTCAGGCTCAGGCCGAGGCTGTGGTTATGCAGAAAAAAGCAACAGGAGAGATCGACTGGGATCTAAAGATGGCTGATGCTTCTGCCCATAGCTGGAAAGACGAATGGCTTACTATAATCTTCTCAATCCCTCTAATACTATCATTCTGTGGTGATTGGGGCAGACAAATAGTATCTGACGGATTTATGGCCTTGGAGACCATGCCAACCTACTACCAATATACATTGGGAACAATCGTAGCTGCTAGCTTTGGAACACGCGCAGCAACCAAATTTTTTGGCAAAAAGTGAAAGGGCTTACAAAATAGACACTTAGCTGGTACAATCTTGCAAATAAAAAGTTACCGATAACTTTTTAAGGGGATTGTCCTTTGGCCCAACCACCATTGCCTAGAGAAATATATGAAGAAACAGCTCGTTTTTTTATAGAAAACGGTAAAAGTGTAATAAAGGCCGCTCAACAGGCTAAAGTAAATTACTCAACATTTACTTCGCGCCTAAGAAAAGCTAGGGAGATGGGGATTGTGACTGAGCAAGCAGCCACAGCGGCTAAAATAATAGACCAAACCACTGTTATTTTACAACCTAGATTCAGAATACAACAAAGAAAGTCAAAACCTGATGAGACAAAAAGAGTTTTAGCAATAGGGGACTGTCACGACAGTCCGTCTCTTTCGAATAAAAACAGATTTTTTGCGATGGGAAACTACGCAAAAATAAAGCAGGTAGATCAAATAATACAAATAGGCGACTTTGCTACCTGTGACTCGTTAAACAGTTTTGATAAAAATGACACTGTAAAAGGGCAAAATAAACCGTCATTTAGAGATGACATGCAAAGTTTTCAAGAAGCAATAAGGGCTTTTCACAAGGGTTTGTCTGGATATGATGTGCCTAGGCATGTTACTCTAGGTAATCACGAAGATAGAATATGGTCGTACACAAATAAAAATCCAGAAGTAGTGGATATGCTTGATAAAATACTGTTTGCCACTATGGACGATTATGGCTGGACATACTCTCCTTATAAGGAGTTCTATTTTGTAGGAGATGTGGGTTTTACACACGCCCCAATCAATGGAATGGGTAAGGCATACGGTGGGATGCACTGTGAGAACCAAATATCAAGGGATGCGTTACATGATGTGGTGTTTGGTCATACCCATAAAAGACTTGATAAAGCCTTTCCAAAGATGGGCGGTCAGTTTCTTACTGTAATTAATCTGGGTTGCAGTTTACCGCAGGGTCATGTCGAAGAGTATGCTAAACATAGTCTTACTGGATGGTCATATGGGGTCTACGATATTCTAATAAAAGATGGTAGAATAGATCAGAGAACTTGGATACCGATTAACAACTTAATAGAAGAGTATGGTGAGTAAGATGAGGGAGATTAATAAAGTTATCGTTCATTGCGCTGATACCCCAGAGGGGCGTGATGTAAAGACGGCTGAGATCAAGAGGTGGCACACTGAAGAGCGCGGCTGGAGTGATATTGGATATCATTGGGTGGTTGAGCTGGACGGTTCGCTTCATGCTGGTCGTCCTGAAGAGATCAATGGCGCTCATTGTAGAGGGCATAACTCTACTAGCATCGGGATATGTTATGTTGGTGGTGCTGACTCTGACGGAGATCCTAAAGACACACGCACGGAAGAACAGAAAAAGACACTAGCAAAGCTATTGTCAGACATTCTTGATAGATACGAAGACGCAGAGATATACGGTCACTGTGATTTTTCGGAGAAAGCCTGCCCGTCATTTGACGCAAAATCAGAATACGCAGCCCTATAGGAGTATAATATGGCGTTACCACTATTATTAGGATTAGGCGGCTCTGCCCTAGGCGGCGCTGGATTATTAGGGGGGCTAGGTGCTTTAAGTGCTGGCGCTATTGGCTCAGGACTTGGGTCTTATCTTGAGACTGGAGATCTGGGCAAGGGCATCCAAACAGGACTCACATCATACCTTGGTGGTAAGGCGCTTGGGTCATTGATGGGTGGTGGTTCAGACGCTATAAATGCTGCAAATCAAGCCAATACAGTAGGGGCAGGAACTGTTGCAGATCCCATGAGGATTGCAGGAACCACATCTGCTGGAATGGGTGCTACCACAGCGGCAGACGCTGCAACTAGTAATCTGAATTTGGGGGCTACAGGAGCCACAGGAAAGCTAGGTGGTATTTTTAATGACCCCACAGCAGCAATGCAAACCCCCGGAAGCTACACTGGAGCTTTCACTGGTGATGCTATGCCTTATGTTGGCGGTGCGCTAGGTGCTACTGCTTTGGGTTCTACAAATCTTCTGGCACCTCAAGGGCTAGAGGGTAGCATGATGCCAAAGGGTAAAATCAGACCTGAGTCAGAGGCTGCGGTTTATGATCCCAAAGACCCCGGAAAAGATTACAGGCCGGGAATTGACCCAGAGTTTGGTTATTTTGATCAGTCTTTAACAAGCCTGAAGTCAGGCGGTATAGCATCTCTGGCATATGGAAGAGGCGGCAAAGTATTATCAAAAGAGGAACGATTAGGACTTCATGATAGGCTGGATGCGCTTGGGCCAAGTGACGAATATACAACTAAATCCCAGCAAACAGAAATAGATTTAATTATGAGAGAATTAAGTCAGCCGGGTATTACTGGCGATTTGTTAAGAAGGCAAGAAGGCGGCATGATGCCAGAGGCAAACGATAAAGAGCTTATTAGTGGTGCTGTAGATGCAATCGAAGGTAAGTCACCATCTCCAGAAGTGGCTCTTGGTGCATTTGTCGCTCGATATGGCGAAGAAGCATTGAGAGATCTTGTAGACCGTGTGCAGCGAGGAGAGTTCCAAGCAAACGCTATGGTTGAAGAGGGCAAGGTGTCAGGCATCGGAGATGGTATGGATGATATGATTCCAGCCACCCTAGAAGGGGATCAGGATGTTGTTCTTTCAGATGGTGAGTTTATTGTTCCTGCTGATGTGGTCAGTGGGCTTGGCAACGGTTCTACTGACGCTGGCTCTGAGGCTCTTTATGAAATGATGGATAGGGTTAGAAATCTCAGGACTGGAAAAGATGAGCAGCCTAAGCAAGTACCACAAGGAGATATGCTACCAGTATGATTATATCAGCAGTTCCCAAGGAGGCTGTTGGCATTGTCTGGGACGGTGTCAGCAGGGTAATGCACAAATCAGTTGAAACATCCGGAGGCAAGTATCACATAGATGACCTTTATCACGGAATAAAAACAGGTCTATATGTTCTTTGGGTGATTATGGAAGAAGAAAAGGTTATAGCAGCCATCACTACAAGGGTTATTAGTTATCCCGGAAAAAGAGCGATGGCTATGGATTGGATAGGTGGTTCAAGAATGGGTGAGTGGCTTCCAATGGCTCAAAAAACTATGGAGAGCTTTGCAAGGGACAATAAATGCACTCACCTAGAAGGTTATGGTCGTAAGGCGTGGGGACGCTGGCTTGGAAAACATGGATGGAAACCAGAATATATTGCTTATAGAATGGAGTTAGAAAATGGGTAAAGGCGGCGGCGGTTCACCACAACCAGCATCACAAACGGTCACGCAGACAAACTTGCCCGAATATGTGCGAGGTGATTTTGAACGCCTATTGGACAGAACAGAAGCTGAATCTAAAGCTGCATATTCTCCTTTTACTGGTCAAAGAATAGCAACTCCGGGGGCAGATGTTCTTGCGTCAGAGGCACAGGTTAGGCAAACTGCTGGGCAAGGCATACAGGGTCTCCCAGCGGCTCAACTGGCTACAGCAGCAAATATAGCAAGAGCGCAGCAAGGCAGTCAGTTCACACCAACCCAGTTTGGCGCTGCTGGTGAGTTTGATTCAGCCGCCGCTCAGAAGTATATGTCCCCCTACATACAGAATGTGATTGATGTCCAGAAACAACAAGCAATACTTGAGGATCAAAGACAACAAGCAGGCAGAGATGCAACCGCAGTGCAAGCCGGAGCGTTTGGTGGTTCGCGCCAAGCAGTGCAAGACTCAATGGCGCAAGAAGCACTTGCTAGGAATCTCGCAAACATACAGGCCACAGGAACTCAACAAGCATTTGAACAGGCTCAAAGTCAGTTCGAGAGAGACAGAGGTGCTAGGCTTGGTGTTGAGCAGGCGCAGGCATCAGAAAGACAAGCAGCAGAAAAACTCGGTCTTGGTGCGGCAGAGCTTGGTGGTCAGCAAGCTGCTCAACTGGCAGAGCTTGGTAAGGCGGCTAGGGCTGGTGATGTCGAGGCTGCTCAGTTACTTGAGGGCATAGGCAAATCTCAAATGGCTAGAGATCAGGCTGGACTTGATACAGCTTACGAAGATTTTGTTCGTCAAAGAGATTATCCAAGAGAGCAGTTACAGTTCTACTCATCTATTCTTAGGGGTGTTCCTGTGGCACCTTCTACAGAGTCACAGAAATTTCAGTCTTACAATCCAATACAACAGGCGCTTGGAACTGGCATAGCTGGTCTGAGTCTTTATAAAGGGCTTATGGGATAATGAATATTATAGACATTCAGGACAACCTAAAGAACTTCTCTGAAAAGCAACTGATTAATGAAATGCAGATGCCATCAGGTAGTGCGCCTCAGTTTTTGGTTCTGAGTGAAATTACACGCCGCAAACGTATGCGCGACACTTTCAATATGCGTAAAGCAGCAGATGAACCAACTGTTGCTCAAGAAGCTGTAGCCTCTGCTGGTGTGCCTGCACAAGGAATCATGGGTATGTCTGAAGCTATGGCTCCAAAAGCTGCTATGGCAGAAGGCGGCATAGGCTCTGTTATGTCTCAGCCGATGAAATCACAAATGCCTCAGCCAACACCAATGCCACAGGACGGCATTATGGCTATGGCTTCTGGTGGCTCTACAAGGCAAAGAATAAGAGAAGTCCGTATGAAGAACGGCAAGATAGGTTTGTTTCAGGGGAATACATTTCTAGGCACAAAACAAGATAGAGATGGTAACGGAGACTCTCTTGCAGATCAGATTGGCTTTGGGGGTGACGGCAACATAATGGACTCCATCAAAGAGGCACTAGGCTTTGCTGAGGGTGGGGTAATCAAGGCTCAAAATGGATTACCTCTTGGTCTGCGTCAAAGAAATCCCGGCAACATAAGACCCGGCGCTGGCTTTATAGGTGAGTCTGGCGATGATGGCGGCTATGCCACATTTGAGTCAGATGATGAGGGCTTGAGAGCAATACAGCGACTGCTTATGACCTATGGAGATAAGTATGGAGTCAACACCCTCAGAGGTCTTGCCAACAAGTATGCACCACCATCAGACAACAACCCGACTGGCAATTACATAGATTTTCTTGCAGATAAAACAGGCATAGACCCTGATGCTGAAATTAATCTTGCTGACAGAGGCTCTGATATTATTCCTGCCATAGTTGGATTTGAGCAGGGGCAACAGCCATACAGTCAAGCACAAATAAACAGAGCAGTCAGAGCCGCTGGAACTGATGACCCAGCAGAGGTAAGCTCTATATTAGCAGGGTCTTTAGATGACGACTCGCCAAGTATGTTATCAAAAGCTCTTTCTGCTGTTAATCCTATAAGTGAAGCCGCAGCGTCAACTATGTATCCAGAGTTAAAAACCGAAGAGACTTCTGATTTTTCATTCAAAAATATAGCTCAGTCTCTTTTAGGGCCAGAGGGAAGAAGGCTTGCTGACATTGAGACAGAGGGTGATATTCAAGCTCGCGCTGGCGCAAGAAGTGGCGAGCAGACTGGTGAGCGTCAATCATACAGAGAAGATCAATACGCAGACCTGATAACCGAAGAGAGCCAAGAATATAAAGATTATGTAAGAAGGGCAAGAGGCTCTGGCGTTAAGGTTAAATCTCCAAGTGAATATAGGGCAGAACGTATTGATCCAACAGGAGAGGGTTCTGTAGCATCAAGAAAGTTTCCATTTTCTGATCTTTCAAGTCAGGAGCAAGTTGCTGAAACTACAGTAGGCGCGGCAAAAACTGCTGCGGAAATGGGTTCATCCGATGATTCAGGTGGAATCAAAGACGTATTAGATAAGGCCGTTGATGAAGCTGATAAGATAAATGAAGAAGCAAAAGCTAAAAGTGGCGATTCCTCTACAGCAACAGAGGAAACTGATGACAAAAAAGCAGAAGACAAAGCTGGCGGTGCAGACTCAAATAAACCTGTTTATTCACAGCAATCAACTGGCGCGGTGTCATCTCTTGAGTCTGAAATACTGGCAATGCAAGAACGCATGAAGAAAAGCGCAGAACAGGACAAGTGGCTGTCACTGGCTCAAGCTGGGCTGTCACT